AGCGCTTTTGGCGCTAGGCGCAATTCTCACTTTTACAGGAGTACATGTTCTTCTAGGAATTGGTCTTATGGTGCTGGGTGCCCTTGCAATCTGGGATGCAGCAACATCAAATCCAGGATTGGCAGCAGCTTTAGTGGAAAGAGGGCTAGATACAATTCTTGAAATTGTTGGAGCGTTTATTGCGGTTATAGGTGTAATTCTTGTTGTTACAGGCCATTTTTTGGTTGGAATTGGCATGATTCTAGCGGGAATTTCTATATTTTCTGTGGGCGCAGCAGCGGGAGATGAAGGTAATTTTGCGGAAAATATCAAGTTAAGACTGCTGGAAGCAGCAAAAGTAATAGGCCCTCTCATTGCTGTTTTGGGAGTAGTTCTAATTTGTATGGGACAACTATTGCAAGGAGTTTCGCTTATAATTGCAGGCATTGCATTGTTTGAAGTAGCCTCTGTTGAAGATGACAATGGCATGACGTTGCAGCAAAAGATTGTAACAGTGTTAAGTAGCATTGCAGTAGAAGTTGGGAAAATGCTTGCAATTATTGGCGTTGTATTTCTTTGTATTGGAAAGATTGCGCTTGGCATTGGGTTCTTAATTGCCGGAATTTCCTTATTTGCTGTAGGCGAAACTGCACTTAATTGGAACCTCTTAAAAACAGATATTATTTTGGCATTATCGAATATTTTGCATGAAATAGGTCGATTCCTCTTTGTGATCGGCGTAATTATGATGTTTGTGCCTGGGATGCAAGGCGTTGGTATTGGTATGATGCTTGCTGGAATCGGCGCAGTTGCCTTTTCTGAGATTGCACCAAACTGGAACTTCATTTTAGATAAGTTCAAAGAAGTGTGGGCAAATATCAAAAATTGGTGGAAAACAAATGTTGCGCAGTATTTTACTTTGGACTTTTGGAAAGGGCTTGGGCAAGACATTTTAAATGGACTGCTGGATGGTTTAAAAAGTATTTGGACCAGTGTTTCTAATTGGGTGTCAGAAAAAGTTGGATGGATTACAGGTCAATTCAGTGGAACGAAAAAAAAGGTTTCTGCTGAGTATTCTGTAAACTATCGAGCCGCAACTAGAGATATATCTTTGCCGCGCGGTTCAGTTCCTGCATTAGCTGCTGGTGCCGTCATCCCTCCAAATCGCGAATTTCTAGCGGTTTTAGGCGATCAGCGGAGCGGAACCAACATTGAAGCGCCGCTTGATACGATTCAGCAAGCGTTGGTGCAGGCAATGCGAGAAATTGGGATTACATCTGGCGGAACGCAGACAATCAACCTTGTAGTGGACGGCCGTACACTTGCAAAGGTCATCGTGCCGCAGATCAATCGCATGACACAGCAAGCCGGAAAGCCGGTTCTAAACTTCTGAGGTGGACATGGAGATTTTGAAAATCAACGGGCACGACTATTCCCCATATGTGAAGAGCAAAGGCTTTGGCTGGAGCAGGGAGGACCTAGACAGCGATAAAACGACCCGCACAAAAAATGGGAAAATGCGCCGCCATAAAATTACAACCAAGCGAAAGCTGTCTTATGCCATGCTGGAAATGAACCAAAATCTTTTAGCGCAGTTGGATGACGATTTAAGCTCCACCACATTTCCAGCTACATACCGTGATCTACATGGTACCATGACCAAGACATTTTACTGTTCCTCGTTCAGCGCCAATATCAGTGAAGTATGGGACGGCGATACTGATATTTGGGAGGGAGCGTCTTTCGATATCATAGAGGTGTAGCTATGGCACAGATGACAAGCAAACTGTGGAAAAGTCTTTGGAGGATGCCAAACACAGAGCGGGAATACAAGTTTGAGATCAACGGAGTTGAGTACGGTCCAGATCAGGAAGTGGAGCACTCTTACAGCAACGGCCTGTTTGAGGATTTCGGAATCGGCAACGCATACACTGCCAGCTTGAAGATCAGCCTCTTTGCAGACAACATTCCAAAAGCGGCGACCATTAAGCGGTATGTCCGCCTGAAAAATGGGGCACAGGTTTCCGAATGGATTCCGAAGGGCACATTCTTCACCAACCGCAGGAGCGAGGACGACGGCTATTGGACGCTGGAAGCCTATGATGCCATGCGTAAGGCAGAGGTGGTTTGGGAGCCGGACCAGAGCCTGGAATTTCCCATGACCATGCCGGACGCTGTTGCGGAGTTCTGCCGCATTCTGGGAGTAACGCTGGACAGCCGGACGGCGCTGAACGCCAACTACACCATTGATTATCCGGCCAACGATTACACCATCCGGAACGAACTGTGCTTTATCGCCGCCGCCCATGCGGGGAACTGGATGATAACAGACGCAAATACCTTATATCTGGTTCGGCTCCTGTCCGCTCCTCCGGAAACAAATTATTTAGTGGATGAACACGGAGACGCCATCACCTTTGGAGGTGACAGAATCCTTGTCTGAACAATTCTTTGTCGGCCTGGACATCACAGGCTTTGAGAATACCGGAAAGTATAAACCCATTTCCCGTGTGACGTTGATAGTCGATGACGAAAGCGTATTGACGGCAGGGGACGATACAGGGCTGGAGATCACGGCTTCCTGCCCCCATGCAACACAGGACATGGTTAATACACTTTTATCACAGCTGCAAGGCTATGAATATCAGTCATTTACAGCAGATGCGGCCAATTTGGACCCGTCCGCAGAACTTGGGGACGGCGTTACTGTCAGTGGGCTATATTCCTTTATTTCCAGGCTAGAGGACGATGGAGATGGCTATCCAAGCATATCCGCTCCCGGAGAGGTGGAACTGGAGGACGAATACCCGTCTGCTGGTCCCATGACGCAGGAGTTTAATCGCAAGATCGCAGAGACCCGTTCCACGATCACAAAAACGGCGGAAGAAATCCGTCTGGAAGTGGAAAACGAAATTGAAGGTCTGTCGTCCAGCATTTCCGTTCAGTTGGACAGCATTACATCCACAGTGCAGGGGTTGAATGGACAGGTTTCCACGATTTCGCAAAAGGTGAACAACATCACACTCACAGTGCAGAACGGCACGGACCGCTCGTATATTGATCTCTCTGTGGGCGGCGTTACGGTTGCCTCGCAGGTCATTCGATTTACTGGGGATGTGGTGTTTGAGTCCAGCCTGACCGACGGCTCCACCATGATTTCCGGAGACAACATTTTGACTGGCGAGGTCTCCGCAGAATATATCCGGCTGGGCGGAGAAATGGCAGTCTATGAGAGCCTTAGTTCCAGGGCTGACCTGGGCGGCTATATCGGGTATGTGACCAGCTACGATTATAACGGCTCCCGCACCTATGGGATGGGTATGATTGAAGCTGTCAGTGAAAATCAGGTAGTTGCTACTAGCGGCGGCGTTCGTATGACCACCGATAATGGCGAGGTCGTTGTGGCAACCAATATTACACTGGACACCCGAAATACCGTCAATGTGTACGCAAACCGATTCACATCGGATGTGGAGCTGAATGTGACCTCTGACCGGAACGCAAAGGATGATATTCGGTATGATGTTGCTGAAAAATATATCTCTCTGTTTGACCGGCTGAACCCAGTGAGCTTTCTCTATAAAGGGAAAGAAGCCAAGCGTCACCTGGGCTTTATCGCGCAGGATGTGGAGGATATTTTGAATGAAATCGGGATGCCGTTGGATGATTTCGCGGCTCTGTCTGTGGATGAAGAAGGGCGGTATGGCCTTTCTTATGGAGAGTTTGTCGCGGTGCTGACGGCGAAAATCCAGCAGCTGGAAAGAAAGATTGAGGAGTTGACGGTATGACCCCCAGAAAGATTACAGAAGCGCATAAAGCCATGATGGAGTTAGCGGGAATCCCGTTTCCCTTTAAGACGGCGAGACAGCTTGCAAAGCTGAAATCCCGGTTGGATGAAGAGTATTTGACGGTCTATAACATGGACCAGGCGTTGGTCCGCGACATGGGTGGAGAGATCAAGGCAAATGGAAACTACAAGTTCCAGGACTCAGAGGCCCTAAACGAATTTTTGAAGCGCCGAGATGAAATGATGGACCAGGAGGACAGCATTACATTTCCGGTGGTGGACCTTTCCAAGTACACGGATATGATTCGCATTTCTCCTGGAGCATTGGAAGCGCTGGAGGGGATTGTGGCTTTCGAGAAGGAGGACCCGGATGGCCGATAAAAATATCAGCACGCTCCCGGCAGTGGAGAGCATCGACAATGACTCCCTCTTTGTCGCGGAGCAGCAGGGAGTGGCTTCCAAAGTGACGGGCGCGCAGGTTGCGTCCTTCGCCAAGGAAGCGGCTAACGCCAATGTACAAGCGGCTGTAGATGCGGCGAAAAGAGCTCAGGAGGCCGCAGAGACTGCAGAAGCGGCGGCGCAGGTAACAGCCCACCCGCCCCAGGTGAACGAGGAGACGGGCTTCTGGCAGGTATGGAACAGCGGAACCGGGGCCTATGAAGATACCACCATTCAGGCGGAGGGTCCTGTCGGCCCGCAGGGAACGTCTGTAAAAAGCATTACGCGCACCAGCGGTACCGGAGCGGCGGGAACCACAGACACCTACACGATGTACGATTCGGACGATGAAGCGATTGGAACATTTACCGTGTACAATGGCGCGGACGGCATCGGCTCCGGCGATATGCTGAAAAGCATCTATGATACCGGGAACAAGAACACGGATATTTTTACTTACGCGGACGGGATTCTGGACTCCGCGAAGAGCTACACAGATACCTCTATTCAGGCGGCGATCCTGGACAGTTGGGAGGCGAGCTATTGAGCACTCAGGGGGACAAGCTGAAAGCGATTGCGGACGCTATTAGAGCGAAAGAAGGCAGCTCTGACCCTATTGTTGCCAATGATTTTCCGGCGAGAATCGCGGCGATTGAGACGGGGACGCAGCTTCCAACATTGACAAATCCCGGCACGGCAAAAGACTTAGTTAGCGGAAAGCAGCTAATCAATTCTGATGGTGAAATTGTAACTGGAACAATTCAAGAGTACCCAACAGGAAACTTTGTTTTAAGTGATGGCACCATTAATCAGGGAAGCATGGGCAATGATACCCCCATTATAAGTATTAGCGCTACAATCCCATACGATTTGCTCGGAAGGCAAGGAAAGCAAGGAATTGTAAGTACTCCTGCAACAAATTTTGGCAATGCCACTGCCGCAGACGTAGCCGCAGGAAAGACCTTTACCAGCGAGGCGGGAGTAAAAGTCACTGGCACCGCAAGTATCTCCTCGAACTACGGAGTTACAGTTTATAACAACACGGGATTTATTGTTATTACACTATATACTCCTTTTGATGGAACGTTTGATCTTACATCTGGAAACCGTCAATTCCAAGTGCCTGCGGAAGGCTGCTTTGCTATACGCTGCAACTATAATCAATCTTATACCATTCAGAATCTGGGCATTACTGAAAGGCTTACGACCATTAATGATGCCGATCAGTATTATAGCTTGCATGTGTTTCAAGTGCATGGAGACGGCGGAATGATTGCATTTGATTATTCAAATTCTTAAAAAAAGAAAGCAAAAGGTGAGACTATGTTCCATCTACAAGCCAACAAAATATATTTGGAAGTCTGCGCAAAAGAGGGCGTGACCAGTGGTTCCGTTAATGTCTACACGGTTCGATTTTCCTTCAACTCGGATTGGGATGGCCTGGACAGGACGGCGGTATTCCACGCGGGCGACGATCAAATTTCCGTGGTGTTGGACGACTCCAACGAGTGCCAAATTCCGTGGGAGGTATTGGAGAATCCGGGACGAAACCTGTCGGTTGGCGTATATGGAACAAAGGGCGGCACAGTCGTTCTCCCCACCATCTGGGCGCAGCTGGGAGAAATTCGGGAGGGCGTGTCGCTGGGAAGCAACGCACAGCCTCCAACGCCGGACGTGTACAGTCAGATTTTAGAAGCCGCCGAACAGGCGGAAAAAATTGCGCAGAGCGTGCGGGATGACGCGGATGCCGGAAAGTTTGACGGAGAACCAGGCCCGGAGGGGCCACAGGGACCGCCCGGAGATGGAGTGCCGGAGATTACCCCAGAGGACGAAGGAAAGTTTCTGGGCGTTCTGGACGGCGCTGCGGAGTGGGTTTTGGGCGGAAGCGGCGGTGTGGCGGACCACAGACTTCTTGCCAACCGCGACGCGGCAGACCAGCACCCAATGGAAGCAATCACGGACTTGAAAAAGGAAATCAGCCGCATACCTCCGCCCACAGAGGCGATTACAAATTCTGAAATAGAGGAGATGCTAAAATGAGCAAATATCTGGATAATAACGGCCTGCTTTACCTGTGGAACAGCAAGATCAAGCCGCTTTTTGAAAAGGCGCTCCCGAAGTCCGGCGGGACGATGACAGGCCCTTTGATGCTTCACGGAGAGCCGTCGTCTGACTTGGAAGCAGCCAGCAAGAAGTACGTGGATGATTCGAGAAAAAATGATAGCGGCGACATGCTGAAAAGCGTGTATGACACGAACGGCAACGGTATCGTAGACAACGCGGAGAAGGTAGGCGGCTTTACGGTGGGCGTCAGCGTTCCGGCAGACGCAAAATTCACGGACACTACATATACCAACGCCACCTCTTCGCAGAATGGCCTCATGAGTAAAGAGGATTACAGCAAGCTCGCGGCGTTTGGACAGGCTTCCGATTACGCGCTGAAAAGCGAGATTTCCACAGCCTACAAGTACAAGGGCAGCAAAGCAACCTACTCCGCTCTTCCGTCTGACGGAAACGAGGTAGGTGATGTGTGGAATGTGGAAGATACCGGCATGAACTACGCCTGGACGGGCGAGGAGTGGGATGCCCTGGGCCAGGTATTTGAAATCCAGGCCATCACCAATGGGGAGATTGATTCCATCACGGACGAAGCTTAACAGGTGGCGCTATGGGATATTTAGATAATTCCGGCCTCTCATATCTTTGGGGAAAAATCAAAACAGCGTTAGGCGGCAAGCAGGATAAGGAAAGTTCTGTTTCTGTCCCTGGCAGCGGCGCGTTATCCATGGCGGAATCCCTTGGAGCAGGCCCGTACACGATTGAGTTTACGGAGGAGGCTGGTTCTGGGGGAGGCAGTCTCCCGTATAACATAATTAGCTGCGATGATTTTTCAGCCACAAAACACGCAACCTTTAATTTGAATGATCTTTCTTTGGCAAACAAAGTATTAAAATTGCTTGTTTATCAAACAGGGGGAGAGGTTGACAGCCTTCCATCAATTCAGATTCAGTTGACAAATGGAAACGTGCAGCGAATGTCATATATGAATCCTGGAGTAGAAGCTTTTTCAAAAAGAGAAAACCAAGCCTACATAGAAACACAGAACGCAATTATAATCGACGTTTATACAAGATACAGTCAAGGAAAGCTGCGCTCCATTTATATGCAAGGATTTTCTGATATGTTTTATTTAGCTTTTAGTGACAGCAGTGGCATTGACGGAAAGTCTCCCATGATTGATGTTTATGTCCGAGCAAATAATGGGAACTACACAGGCAAAGCCATCTTGTATAGCGTAGAAGATGGAATCATTATGGCCAGTGATGGAATAGGTGGGTGAACAATGGCAATCAAAGTAAATGGAAAGCTGGTGGCAGGGGCTGGTAAATCGGCCTATGAATCCGCCAAAGAAGGCGGCTATACCGGCACAGAAGATGAATTTAATACAGCGCTTGCGAATTCAGTCACCGTAGATGGCGGGGGCGTAATTTCCATGAATGAATCATTTGGCGCCGCCCCGTTTACCCTCACCTTCACAGAAGATGGCGAGAATGATGTAAGCGCCTCCGAGATTACCTATGACAATACGGAGTCCGGTATGGCGGCCACCAATGTACAGGACGCCATCACGGAACTGAGTACAGCGCCAAAAGGAGGCCCCGGCGTCCCGGTTGGCTCTGTATTCTGGCTGGCGACACAGACTGCGCCGGAGGGGTACTTAATTTGCAACGGAAGCGCGGTCAGCCGTACAGAATACGCTGACCTGTTTGCGGCGATTGGAACCACGTTTGGGGCGGGAGATGGAAGCACGACTTTTGCGCTTCCAAACTTACAAGCGGCTTTCATTCGTGGAGCTGGGTCTCAGGACGGATATTCTGCGACGTTTGGTGAAAAGCAGGAAGCGACTTATATAGAAACCGCTTCTGACGATAAGAGCATTCTAAAAGAACCCATAAGAAATGAAGATAAATGGAGTCCAAATACTTCCAAAACTTCGAATAAAGTTGATGGAACGGCTACCGCTTATGCTTATAAGTCTTATTTCCGTCCGTACAACATCGCCCTCACCCCCATCATCAAGTATTAGGAGGTCCC